TTCGAGATTGCGGCACGCGCACGGGCAAGAGCTGCAAACGTGTCATTGGTCAGCGTGCCGGATTCCGCCATCGCTTTCGCTGCCGCCATGCCTGCCTGTTCCGCAAGCGTCGATTTTGCAGTGCCTGCGCCGGTATATAGAAACTCGGCGTAAGAGGACCGGATTTTGTTTTCCCAGTCTTGGCTCCCGACAAGAGTTTCCAGCGGCGCCATGAACGTATCGAAATTGGCAAACTGAGTGTCAAACTCAGTGCCAGCGCCGGACGGGAGCGCATTCAACTGCGTATAGATATCGAACAGCGCCTCCTCAAACATCGCGGCGACTTGCTCGCATAGGCGAATATCACTGGTGTCCGCCTTCATCCATGCGCTGACGGCTTGGCTATAGCCGTTCGCATAGCTCCAATACGTGCCGCCGTCGTCTGCATTCTCGGCAACAGAGACTTGCATTCTGACGGAGCCGGATGACGTTGCAAACGTCACATTGGATTCGATAAAGTTCAGTTTCCAATCAGTGATATCGCCCACCCGCGACAGAATCGCGGACGGAATTGCAGCCATAGAACCTCCAGACTGGGGCGGATCGATGCCCAGAAAATCGTCAATGGGAAAACCTCGCACGTTGGCGCCCGTGCAATTGCAGTCACCAGCCGGGCGTTTCGCCCAGGTGAATTGGTATTCGGCCTGCCGCGACTCGGAACCCAGCACGAAATTGCTCACGCACAGAACGGGCGTGACCTCGGTAGCGCTGCGGCTCAGCAACTCGAAATATGCAGACCTGTCGCCTTCTGGCGTCGCGCCCGGTTGCAGTTGCTGCGGAATTGTGAATGCGTAGTCACCATCAGCATACGCAACGCCAGACACTGCATTGTCCAGCCGCCCCGATACGTCTCCAGTTACAGACCAAATCTCCGCGCCGGGAATCGGCGCACCAATGCAGAGGATTTCGAGCGATTCCGTAGGCGCGTCGGTCGCGACCGTGACCGTTACCGCTGCGCTCTGTACGTATCGCGTGCCCTCGCGCACGCTGCCGCCGACATAGCTAGCCGTCTGCACGGTGAGATCGTCGCAAGCCATGCCGCCGGGGCGCCTGTCATTGGCGATTACGCCATCTACCTCGATCAGCGCAGACGTTGATTGAATCGCAGTCAGCAGCGTGTAAAGCGTATCGACGGCGGTTATCGTCTGATCCAGCGTCACGCCGTCGTAAATCGTGACGGTGCGCCCGCCAGTGATGACGTAGACGCGAGTTCCTTTCGGGATATCGCGCGGCGGCTCGGGGCTGAAATGGTAGCGGTATTTGCCGGACCGATACGTTTTCCAGTGCCGGTAAACCTCGACGGAATCGCCGAAACGCAAGCGCGGCGCGGAGTCTGGGATGGTACCCTCGGGCTCCAGCACCACGGCCCCGAAATCCCACTGGGCGCCCTCATACTCCGACTGGCCCGACTGCATGTCAGCAGTCAGCGAATAATCGGTGGCCGTCGCAACTAGGCCAGACTGCGACACCCTTACGGTTATGTCGTTTCCGCCAGTGCCAGCGGTACGGGCGCGAAGGTTGACACTCTGAAACGGCGCCCATGCCTTGCGCGTCTGCGTGCCGAGATCCAGGCACGTGACCGTGAATTCCTGCGCTGCGATTCCGCTTGATGCGGTGAGCGCCGACAGCACGCCGTTGCCAACGCCAGAAAACTCAGGCGCAGACAATTGCGGGGCGCCCGTGATCGTATCGCTCGTTTTCTCGATCTCAAACAGCGCGTCAGCGGCGCCCGAATAACTGCCTGTTAGCTCAACCAGTCCGCCGCCAGTAGCAGCGCGCGTCGTTTGCGCGAATGCCTGCGATGCAATGACGTTTGTGGCGGTCAGCGTCGCGCCCGATACGATATTGGTATCGGTAGTCAGGTAGCGGAAACCGTGCATTATCGGCCGAGCCTCTGTACGCGCTGGACGCGCTCTGCGATTTCGCGTGCTAGTTCGTCCGTCAAAATGCCGGACACGTTGATGTTGACCACGCTGCCGGTCTTACTGCTGCTTCCGGCGCCCGCCTGATCTGGCGCCTGAGTGGATGCGCGCCCATCTGACTGCGCCGGGCGAGCGCCGAACCCAAGCGCGCCTGCGGTGCCGCTTGCGGCTTGCGCTGCGGCCTTCTCTAGATCAAGGCCCTTCGCGGTTTCGTCGTTTTTCTTTTTCCGAATATCCGCGATTTTCTTTTCAGCTTCGTACAACTCCCTCAGCGCGTCGCGGCTAACTGCCGGATACGCTTTGGCTAGGCGATCAAGCGCGAGCGCTTCTTCGTCATTGGCGCGGATCGTCTGCTGCGACAATTCAAGACGGCGCTCAAACTGCTTGATCTGATCCTTGGCAATTGCGGTGCCAAGGTTCAGTACTTCCAGGTAATTGCGGTAGGATGCCTGCGCATTGGCCGCTGACGTTGTTTGCGCCAGGAACTCGGTTGACATTTTGCCGAGTTCAAACGCGGCGGCGGCTGCATTCTTGCCGAAATTCTCTACCTTTTTGCTGGCGCCTTCCGTGTCATCGCCAAGTTTCTGAACCTGACCCGCCGCATTCCCTGCGCTGTTTCCGAAATTCTGTACGCTGGTGCCGGCGCCGTCCGTGCCGCCCTTTAAATTCTTGATGCGCTCTTGGATGTCAGAAATCTGCTGCTGCAATTGGCTGAACTGAGGTGACCCGACCGGCGCCTTTTGTAGTTGCTCGTTTAGCTTGGCAAGCTCAGCCTCTAGGCTAGCGATAGAAACTGCTGCCTGATTCGCAGCGTCGGCAGTCCTTACGATTACGGGCGCTTCCGGTATCCGGCCAAGCTCAGCGCCTGCGCCTGCCGCCGCCTCGCCAGCCTTGACTAGCCCTGCTTGCGCGTCAAGCGCGGCCTGAGCGACGATGCGCAGCGGCTCTGGTAGCGCGGCAATTGCAAGTGCCTGCAGGTCGATCGCAGCCTGTTTCGATGCCTTGCCGAAACTCCCGACGCCAACCGCAGCGCGAGTCGCAGCCTTCCCGGCATCGTCAAAGCGCCCGACCAGAGCGCCCATTGCCTCGCCAGTCTGGCGCTTAGCGGTGTCCGCAACATCAGCAAGTGAGCGCGACAGGTTGTCTGCATTTTCGCTTACGCCAGCAAACGCGCCAACCGTGTTAGCTGCGGCTCCGGCTACTGCCGTCTGCGCCGCGTACCAAGCGACCTCAAAACCTTTCGCTGCCGTGTTGATCGCCGATGCCGTCTTTCCTGCGGCAGTTGCCAGCGTGTTTAGATTCTCGGCTGTTACGCGAACAAACTCAGCCGCTTTGTTTGTCGCGTCGGTGAAATCAAATTCTTTGAGAAATCCGATAACCTCAGTCGTCGCGTTTGTTGCGAACGTCGTGAACTGCGCGGTAAGGTTCGCGAACTCTGGCGATTGCGAAAACTCGATCAGCTTCGTTGTTAATGCATTGAGCCCATCCGACAGCGGCTTAAGCAATGGTGCGCCGAACGCAATTTCCAAAAGGCCAAACGTCGCGACAAGTTTATTTTTTGCCTCGTTGAACGTGGTTGCAAGCGCATCGGCGGCTTTCTTGCTCGCGCCTCCGCTGGTCGCAATGATTCCATTCAACTGCGTCAGCGCACCTCCGCCATCGGCTAGCAACGCATTCAGTGCGGCGCGCGGCTTGTTGCCAAGTTCGTTAAGGACTTCGGTAGCAGCCGCGCTATTCTTGCTAAGGAACGCAATGACTTCAGAGAACGATTTACCGGACAAGCCGAGGCTATCAAGCGCCTGCCCAGCCTTCGATGCGGGATCGCGGAACTCGCCGAATAGCGTAACCAGTTGCTTGGTTGCGGCGCCGCCTTCGATGTTTCGCTTTGCCAACAGTCCGAGCAAAACGATGGTTTCGTTTAGGCTAAGCCCGGCCTCATTTGCAGCTACGCCGACGCCCTGCAGCCCCGCCGCAAGATTTGCGGATTCTGTCCCGGCAGCAACGCCAACGGCGGGGGGAGAGTCGGCAAGCGCACCGACTATCTGCGGTTTCTCGCCGAACGAATCGAGAACGCCGCCCAATTGCGCGGTCGCTCCTGCCGCATCCTGCGCGTTTGCCTTGGCGTAATTTAGGACAACGCCTAGTTGGTCGATGGCCTCTTGCGCGGTGAATCCATCGCGCGCCATTTTTAGCAGGATGTTTGACGACGTTTCTGCGGTGACGCCTATGTCAATTGCTGCCGACTTTACCGCATCGCCAAGGGCTTTTTGTTCTTCTGCCGTCGCCTTTGTTATGTCATTGACGCGCGCCATTGCCGTCTGATAATCGGCAACGCCCTGCACAGAATCGCCGATCTTTTGCGCAGCGCCGACAACTAGACCGATTCCCTTTGACGCCAGTTCAGCCGCTTGGTTTAGTTCGGTCATCGACGTTTTCAGGCCCTTGAGCCCTGACGCGATGCCGACCAAGCCACGGCTTACGCCGTCGATCAGTCGAAACTCTTGTTCATTTATTTCGCGCGCCATGCTATTTCCTCCGCTTCAAGCGTCTGGCGCTTATCTGATCGTAACGCCGCTTGATGCGATCAAATATCGCAACCCTGAGCGGAACCGAAACGCGAGTATCTTTTAGGTGATCGGCAACGGACGGGCCATGCAGCGCATGTAGCGGTTCGCGAAATTTGCCCTTGTATCGGCCAGCGGTCATCTTGCGCTTAGGGCCACCGCGCCAGAATATCTGCATGTTGCCTTCGGATAGGTCTCCGGTATTGCCGCGCAAGGCTGGTGCAAAGAATGCGTGCTTGTCGGCGTAGACCGGCCCCTTGAGAGTGAATCTCCCGCGCACGCCTCTTGCAACTCCCTTGCGTGCGGCTGGCTTGAATTTATAACTGACAGCGCTGATCGTTTTCTTTTGCCCGACCAGCATGACGCCTAGGTTTGTTTCCTTGGCCTTCAGGTCTTTTTCAACGCGCGCAGGCGATAGGTTGTAGACCTTCGTGATTGCGCGCTTTGCCTCAACCAGTGCGGCGCGTCTAATGTCCTCGCGCAGCCGAGCGAAATCGCGAGGAATATCCTTGGACGCGGCTAGAAACCTGCGCCCAAGCTCGTCGATTTCACTCGTGCTGACGACAATAGGCACTGTCAGCGCAACCCTTTTTCCAGCAACTCGACCAGTCGGCCAAGCTCGGCGGTTGCCAACTCGACGCGCTCGGCATTGCCCGCAAGCGCGGGCAACTCTTTGCAGATTCCGCCAATGACGGCGCGCGCCGGCAGTTGCCAGAGATCCTGCATCGCTACCCCGGTTGCGCCGGAGTACCACGGCAGGAATGCAATCAGGATCTCCCACGGGCGCGTT